TTACGGGACATTACAATACTTTGGTTAACTGTATTACCAAACTGTGTTGACATTGCTCCTGCATTCCATTCATTGTTGTTTTTCAGTTTTTCAACTGACATTGCACAAGGAATAGAACCAATAGAATCCCAGAAAAATGTTAAATCATAAGGTAAATTACCTTTTTTCTGTTCATTCTGTAAATCCATTATAAATGCTGCTACGTCTTCAATAGTATGTAAAGTTTCTCTATCGACATAAATAAAGTTTCCTTCATAATCAATAACATTACCTTCATCATCCTTAATAAGTTTAACTTTTAAACCCATTTGAGCTGCATGTTCCCAATTCCACTTCATCTCAGTAATAATAAATACAGGAAGTTGTCCCATATTTTGTGCTGAAACTGCTGCTTCTAATAATGCTGTAGTTTTACCTGTGTCAGAGTGTCCTCTAAGTAGTGAAATATGTCCCATGGGTATACCAGGTACTCCTGCTATAGCTTGAAAAGCAGGGGATAAGGGTATCCATTGTTGTTCCTTAAATTTGACGTTTTTATTTAAACCCTTAGATGATTTAAATTTATTAAGATCAAATTTGCTCTTAATCTCGGCAGACACTGCTGCCGAGAGAGACTTTGATACTTTTTTTGCCATATTTAGAAAGGTAGATCATCAACTTCATTAACCTTTTTACTCTCATCAAACATTGAATCAAAAGCATCTGCTTTATTTTGTTTTACTTTAGTAGTATCTAAACTAAAGTTTGTTGAAGCTTTTGATGTTGGTTCCACAGTAGAACTAACTGCTCCTTCAGAATCATCTTCTGGGGATAACCACTTTTCTAAAGCAGATTTCATATCTTCAAATGAATAACGTTTAAATAAACCATCTGTTGGATTTGGTTGTTCACTTGTCCATTTTTCTACTAGTGATGCATCTTCACTAAGTGGTGAAGTTTTTAATCTAACACGTACTGATGATTTGTTGTAAGGGGTGCCTGTAGATTCTGGTCCTACAGTTTCAACTGTAATATCCCTACCATTTACAATATCGGTATAATCACCAATTTCATCATCTACAGCAAGAGCTAATAATTCTTCATATACTTGTTTTCCAAATTGCCATAGTCTAACACCTTTATCTTCTTCTCCACGTACTACAACGGGAACAAAAGTACGGTTTTTAGCATCTAATTTTTTAGCAAGTACATAATTTTCTTTATTATACTCACCTTCACGTAATTTCCCAGCAAATAATGCAATCGGGTCTTTTTCACCAAAATTAGTAGGTGAAATCATTACCTTATTAGTAATACCATAATAAAATTTTAACTCAGTAAAAGGATTAGAAGAATTATACGTTGATGGTACAATTCTAATCTGTTGTTTACCTACTGTAGGTCTCCAAAAGATTAATGAATAGTCTGTCTTTTGACCACCCTGTGGTTTTGATTGGAGGGTATCCAATTTCTGCTTTAATGCATTTAAATCCATAATTGTAACTTATTTTTAATTATAACTGTTTATATGTAACTAATATACGAACTATATTTTGGGAAACCAAACTATATTTCAATTATTTTATGTATTTTTGTATTTAACTGATTTAAATCATTATGTTGGGTAAGTAAAATACAATTCCTGTAATGTTGCCAATCTATTTTAAAACTAGTATCAACAACACCTCCATTTAATTTTTTAATTAATTCATTAAGGGCATTTATAGTATATAATGTATTAGATTCTTTTTTTCTATGTACTAATATAGTATTATCAGGGATAGTGTCTATATTAGCTTGTTCTACATTATAAGTAACTACATATTCGTTTTTACCTACTATTTCTAAAACAAACATTTTATTATAAATTATGCTATATTTAGATTGTATATTTTGAATTAGCTCATCCATCCCTTCTAGGTCTGTAAATGTGCAGAATAATTTATTGTTCAAGTCGCTTAAATTTTGTAAATTTGTTATAACATCATATTTCGTGTTATACATATTAAGCGGTTCCTCCAAAGTTGTAATCATAACCCTCTATTTCTTTTATATTTAATTTATATTTTTTAAAAATATTTCTAATTTCATCTAATAGTTCTATTTCATTTTCATCCCAATCGAATAGAAATGAATCATAAGTGTATAAAACTAGTTTTGTCTTATATCCCCGTAATATACAAAGCATATCCCACAAAACCAAAACATTTTGCGAAGTTTCCATATTTTGTAACACATAATTAAACAGTTTTTGAGGGTTCATCTCCCCCAAACCTTCCTTCGTATATACAAAATTTGATATAGGACATACTATATACCCTTTTTTATTAAAGTCATCCCAATTATTTAAAACAAATTTTTCAATCCTTTTAAAGTATTCCAGTTCTCTATAATTTTTAAATACGCCACCATAAAGTTGCTTGAATGTAAGTTCTTTTGATTTTTTATAATCCACTTTATATAAAGATGCAAAATGAGAGTGGATATCACTAGTGGGGAAAGTATAATCAACGAGGCGAGCAGCCAAACTAGGATGATAAGCGCTAATATCAATCTCCACAAATTTATTATTACGAGGAATAAAACTTTTCCTACATCCATTTTCTTTATTAAGTGCTGCATAATTTACATTTTTAAATTTATTTGAAGGTCTTGTTGTTGTTGTTTTTAAGTTGAACTGAGTGTTGATATATTCACCATCAACGGGGTGGAAGTATTTACTGAAGGTTTCATTGTGTATTCGTACTCCACTTCTCTCGATGGCGTTGAATACCACTGACACTCTATTGTTAAAGAATTCATCATATTTTGTTTTTTCTCTGTTAATATTCTCTTTTAGATCTCTAAAAATCGTTTCACATAATTCATAATGTTTAACAATCGGTATAATTAAATTTAACTCCGGATTATCTTTATGTTGTCTATAATATAAATCATGTGTTTGTGTTGTAGGACGTATATACGTAGTAGGGGGTGGTGTTATATCGTAAAGAGTTTTGTTTGGAAAATAATGTAATATTTCTTTTTTATCTCTACAATATAATACTTCAAATTTATCTATTAATTCGTTTATACGCGCGTTTAATGCATTCAAACATTCACTATGCGTAATACATACCATAAAGCCTTTACTCGCTTCAATCGGTCTAATATACACTAAACTTACGTGGTTTTGTACAGGGTGTATTGTGTCATTATAAGGTATTACCTCAATGAAAGCCTCTTTATAACCACTATTTATTAAAACATTTAACTGTTCCTCGTTTTCTACAAGCCAGTACATATAACCATTTTATTTCCGTAACGTTAATAACCTCCTCCGCCACCTCCAAATGATCCTCTACTTATTGTTGGAGGAAGATCATTATTATTAGATCCTGTTATTTCAATATTTAATGGTTTAATAGGTTTTAAAAAATCATGTTTTACATCTACATGAGTAGCACCTACCATTGCTCCTTTAGTAGGGTGGATATGATATTTTCCTTTATAAGGAAGATTAGTAGATGAAATTAAATATTCGGTTCCATCAGTTTCTAAATTTTCTTGTATTCCTACTACTTTATAATATTCTGTTAGTCTATTTTTAAAATATTTTAGTAAACCTAACGCTCCTGTTCTTTTTTCAGTTAATTTTAAAATATTATAATTGATATTTGCTACTTTATTTTTACTTTTTCCTGCTATAGTCCATATAAATTTAATAGGATAATATAAATCATATTGTACTGTTTGGTCTTTTTTAACATATAAATTATATGTTTGTTTATTAACCTCCTTAAATATGGCATTATTACTTTTTTTTAATAAATATCTTTGGTATTGTTCATTAGTATAATCCTTTTCTGTTGGGTAAATTACATTATTTACTGGGGATGTTAAATCTTTAGAAAGATAGTCTATATTACTTATATTAAAATAAGAATTATTACCTACATAAATAGGTTTATTTTGTCTACTACCTGTAGTAAAAAATTGATTTGTTTGATTTACAGATAATAAAGTAGCATCTTTAATTAAGTTAGGTGATGTATAACCATTCCCATTTCTTTGTAATACTAAATCTTCGGTTACAGGGGATTGTGGAGTTTTTCCACTTTTATAATTTCCATTAGATGTTTTAAAATAATACCCTTTATAATTTTCTCCTGTAAAAGCATTTTCTAGTTCACCTCCAGAAGTGTATAAATTAGTCGATATTTGTGATAATGGATAATACATTTATTTTTAGTTTTTATGAGTAAGCAGTAGGATCTGCTTGTATTTCTGCCCAATAAGCATCAAATTTTTCTTGTCTATCAGCTAGTCCATTAGTTCCACCATTTACTCTTTTTGTTACTTTTATAACATCTTGATCTGTTGATCCATTTAATGCTAAGCTTGTAATATCACGAGATAATTTTTTCCACCAATAAGCTGCTGAGTCTGCTGCGTATTTTTCTGTTGATACTTCTGTAGGGTTTGTTAGTACATCAACAAAATCTCCTTGACCTACTAAGTAAGTGTTATATCCTGTATAATTTGCTCTTCCTGTAAGTTGAATATAGCCTCTTCCTTTAAATCTTCTACCATCCCCTACTTGAGTATTTCCTAAACTCACTCTACCCTCATAAGCGTCTCCACTTGCAATTTCTTCTTTATAATAAAAATTAGCAGACTCATGAGCAGTTTGAGCTAAGAAATGAGCTCTTTCTAAATCAGATGTAATACCATAACGTCTCATAGCTAAAACTAGCTCCGAAGGTGGGTTTATTGCTGTAATATTAGTACTTCTATTACGACCTGAACCTGTTGATCCTGATGCATTTTTAGTAACAGGACGAGCATTTAGATTAGATGTTGATAGGGTTTGTAAATTAGTAGTCCATCCACTTCCATCTATTTTATGATTTATACCTTTTATTAAAAATTTTAAAGAATTAGCATAATTAGAAGGTAAGAATCTTTGGTTAATATCGATTTTATTATAAATTCTAAATCCAGCAATACCCTCCATTTCCATATCAAATTCTATAGGCAACAAACCAATTTGATTAGAAGCTGGTACATTATTTGGATTTGCAGCTGCCGCTTTTTTATTTTGTTCGTCTAAATATATTTTATAAGATGATTTTCCTGCTTTAGAAAATGAAGATACATTGGGTCTAAAAGTATATTCTGAATCTTTTATTTGGACAGGTTGAACTGTAACATTAAGAGATTGTTGTAATTGTGGGGAAATACTAACTGACCCCCCAAACATTTGGGCAAGATAAGCTGAGTAATTTGCTCCTGCTAATTTTCTTGATCTACTTGCTGCAACGGCTGTTGCCCCCGTATTAGAACTACTGCTACCACCTGTTCCACTATTTGCAGTAATAGTATATGTTGGAAGGATAAAATTATTCGCACCCTGTATTCCTTCTGTTCTACTAGAGCCTACAAAAGTTGGGTTGCTAAATGTAGGGACGGGTACTGTGTATGCTTTACACATTTCTTCAACTATCCTATGGTAAATATGAGTTGATAAATCAAATCCACCTATCTGTTGATCTAAAAAGTTTTGTGTATAACTATTTAATCTTTGTTCACTATCAAGATTATTTATATCAAAATTGAAATAATAAGTTCGTGCTTCAGTAGAATTAGCACTATGTGGATTATCAACTATTCCTTGTAAAGACCCAGATTGCGGTACAATTGTAGATAGGTCATTAAAACCAATAGCCGAACTACCTCCTTGGAAATCAAATCGTGTAACACCAGCACTAAGTGCGGTTGATAACTGGCGAAGATTTAATGTATCTTGTTTCCATGGGATTCTCCCAATACCACCATAATCTATAGTGATTTGTTGGGTTGAGTTAGGACCTACTAGTGCACCTGTAGGGTTGTCAAAATTTGAACTTATTATTTGTCCATCCTTATTAATATATATTCTAACATTAGTTTCACCAGGTCTTTTCTTTAAAAACCTAGTGGTTCCATCAATATAAACTTCTTGTTTGAGGGTAAATCCTAAATTAACTTCTAATCCCCCATTATCAAAGGCACCAGGTGTATGGTTAAGAATCGTACCATCTGTTGGTACCAATAGACCTTCCAAAAATGGATTACCTCCTTGATAAGGTTTTCCTGTAGAAGATGTAGTTGCACCCGCTCCTGAATTTCCAGATGTGTTTACATTAACAGCAGTAGCAACAACTGGATCTTCAATTGTTACTTGGTATCTATCTACTAAACCACTATTCCATTTAGAAAGACCTGTAGCATCTTGTCCCATAGCAATACCTCCAGCTGTTGCTCCAATAGATAATTGGCTAGCTAATTTAGGTGAAAACTTAGTATTAAATGAAATATTTTTTAAAAAAGTACCTTGGGGATCAGTAAGATTATCAAGACTAAAACCAACAACTTCAAATTCAGCCGTTTTTGTAGGCATACTAGGAATTAATGATGATAATTTAGTACCAAGCCCCTGGATAGGTTTTGAATCCATAAAAGTTATGGTTTTATCATTTTTAATTATAGGTTCTATATCTACAACATTAGCAAAAGAGGAATTAATATTATCACATATACTTTGCAAAAATTTAAAAAAAGTTAAATTTCCTTTTTTGTCAACATTTTTACTAAGAACGTTAAATATCATATCATAATTTAAATATATGTTTAATATTTTACCATACATCATATTACCTGCTACAGATGTTGAACCTCCAGTATTAACCTCACTAACAAACCTTTCATTACTACCAATAGAGATATAAGTACCTGATGGAAATTCAAATGTATTATTAGTTGTATCAAAAGTAGAAAAACTATTTACTGTGTAAGTTATTGTTTGACGACCTAATGTTTTAATAGTTATTTCAAATGGAGGTGTTGAAGGGGTATTATTAGGAGTTCCAAGAATAGTAGTAAATTCTTTTAAAGTTTTTGTATAAGTTGGAAGAGTTATTCCACTTATATCATTTTGGTTTATAGTTTGACCTGAAGTATCCATTTTAATTATAGAAATTGCAGGGTCAAAAGATATTAAATTGGGTTGTATACTACATATTACTTTATCTGTGTTTTTATCAAAGTTAGTAAATTTTATATTTGAATTACTATTAATATCAGGTGTTATATTCTCATCTATTATTCTTAATAATTCACCAAATCTAATAAAATAATTATATTCAATTTTAATACCATTAGTTCCACTATTTCCTAAAAAACTACTATATGTAGAATTCTGTAAGGCTAAAAATAAATTAAAATAATCTCCATTTCCCCCATCACTCCATAAAGATTGATTGTTTAATTGTTTATATAAAATAGTACCTAATTTAGTAACAGTTTTATTTGTATCAATAGAAGATTTTGCTTCTCTTAATAATTTATATCTATCATGAGATAAATTTTGTAAAGAATCTTTTAAAGCTAATGAAGGTGATTGATTAATTTTCATAGATTCTATAACATCTCCCAATCCTGTTATTTTAACTGTTATACTATAAGAACCATCTGAATTATATTTCCAATTAAAATTAACAACCTTTCCAAAAAGACCACCAGTATTACCATGATAGGTTTCTGTTTTTTTATTAATTGCAGAAACTATACTATTTTGGTTTGATGATGTAAAAAAATTATCTTCTAATACAGTAGATCCTACTGTCTGGTAGTCACCCTTATTATCAATATATTTATCCCATCCCCATTCTATTAGCATAGAAAAACCTAATCTACAATATAAAGTTTCAATTATATCAAACTGGTATTTATTAAAAGCCGTAATTTGGATAGTAGCTGTTTTTATTGATCCCCTATTTTTACTATCAATGGATACAGAACTTATACCAGGCATAGGTAAAATACCAAAATCATTTCCCCCTAAACCATAAGCTGAGTTGTTAAAGTAAGATGTTGAAGGTAATACTGCCTGGGCTCCTACATTTGCTCCCGCTCTCATATTTAATTTACTTCCGTCAAATGAAGATAAACCATTAAATAAAATTGCTTTTTTTGCTAAATTAGAACCAGCAAAAGCAGAAACATTCCCTGTTTCAGGTGGTATCCTTAAATTTACATCTTTTACACTAACAGAAGATGCCATTTTAATCCAGGCATTTCTATTATTCATAAATTGTATATCTTGAGGAGTTCGTTGATTTTTTGTCAAACCTCTTCCATAAGTTTTTTGACGAATAAAAACTTGATCAGTTACAAATTTATCTGTAAATTCTCCAATTACACTACCTGTCATATTTTATCTATTAATTGCCTTATAGGTATTAACTATTGAGTCTATATTAGTAGGAATTCTAATTTGTGTCCCTGGTTTTATAAAATATGAACCCTGGTTTATGAAAGGATTTGCAATTGCTATAACCCACCATAAACTTGAGTCTTTATAGAATTGCTGAGCTAATATATCCATTCTGTCTCCTTCTGTAGTTATAAAATAGTTATCCTCAAAACTTAAAGGAATATTAGGGTACCTTGGAACTCTACCAGTTGGACCATTATTAATTGATAATAATCTATATCTATCCATTTTTTATTTTTTAAGGGTTTTTCTTAGGTGTACTAGGTGGTAAAGGAGGAACTGGGAGGTAATTGTTTCCTCCCGTTTGGGTTCCATCATAATTACCATAATTATCATTTAAAATCTTTGGGAATGTTGTTGATGATCCAGACACATTTAAAGAATTTGTAGAATCTCCTCCATTGGATATCATAATATATCTTTGTGGACCATAAGCTTGTACAAATTTTTCTTCTACATCTCCCGCTTGAGTTTTGTAAATTGATTTAGCATAAGAATTCTTTTGTATTTGAGGTACAAAATTTTGTATAGGGGTAAATTTAAAACCTGAAACTTCTATCCTATGGGGCATTTCTTTTACACTATCATCACTAAATGAACCTGAAGGGCCAATAGTATCATTTAGAGCTATTTCCCAGGGGCTATCATCTGGTATATCATATGAAATACCCTCAATGAATCCTGGTTGTTCAAAAAACCAGCCTCCCACAGTTAAACTAATTAAATTTCCTCTCATATACCCCTTAGATGAATAATCTGGGGCTATAGTAGATGCTAAATAATTTAATTTTTGATACATTGGTATTAATTCTTCTTTAGATTGTGCTGCCATAGTCCAAGATAATGAAACTGATCTAGAGAATCCACCATATCTATAAAGTTCTTCTCCTCTACCTACAAATTGTGTTCCTGACCATTTAGATGAATAAGAGTCACTCATTCCATTAATAAATGCTCTAAAATGAATATAAGTTTTTTTCTTAGGATCATCATTATCAATTACACCTATTCTAAATTTTACTAAATCATTTTTTATATTATTTTCTATAACACCAGTATTAGATTCATATATAGGTAAGGCATTTAACCCATCTGCAGGACCCATTGATGAATTATCTACAGGGTTTAATTTACCTATTACATAACTTGATTTATTACCTATTTTTCCAGGGTTCCCTAAGTTAACCCTTTTTTCAATATTATATTTTGGATAATTTAAAGTTTTTGATATATTACTTTTTTTCTTATTAGGGATATTTAAAAGAGTAGTAAAAGATGGCCCTATTTTAGCATTCATCCTTTGAGAAGCGGTTGATTTAATGTTAGCTATTTGACTATAAGTCATTGTAGCTACATTATAATATTTAAAACGCCCAGTTGAAGATACTGATCTTTCGCCTCCTCTAGTGTTTGAAACTCTGTCTATTCTAGTTCTTCCAATTGTACCTAATATAGATCCAGGACCTCCTCCATACTCATAAAGAATTTTAGGGTTTGAGCTATCCTTATGTATTTTCCCTTGTGTTAAATCCCATAATCTATTTCCACCATCACCAAGTTTCTTTAAAGGTATAACTCTAGAGTCAAGAACATTAGAATACTTAGGTTGAGTTAATATATTAGGTATACCTGTAGCTAGATTAGTTAAACCTGTTGGGTCTATTCCTTGTTTATTTAAATGTATTCCTAAAGCATTAACTCCAGCTTGTGCTACAGTAGAAGTTGGTAAATAAATTCCATTATTAAATGCTATGGGGCTAGCTTGGGTTTCAACATTAGACCTAGACAACATAAGTTGTTTAGCTGTAAAAAAGATACCATTAAGTGATTTGGTATCAATAAACATTTTAGCAAGTCTAGAAACATCATTTACTGTTCTTTTTGCAACTAAAGTACCTCCCCTTAACAGAAAGTCTGTGAAGCCAGTACTACCTAATCCAAAGTTCAGTTCTCCTATTTCTCCAGGAATATCTGTAACTATGTAAGGTTGACCACTATCACCACCTCCTGGTCTATCTTTCCCATATCTTAGGGATTTAAGATCCGTTTGTAGCTCAACTATAGACATTCAGTGTAAGTTTATTATTCGTTACCTGTGTTGTCTAAAACTCTTGTATTTGGAATCCCATTAGGAAGGTTATCTAAATATTGACCATTTTTAAATGTAGTGTTAATAGGAAGTACATTCCCATCAGTTAAAGGTCCAGTTGGTAAACTACCATTTAGATCTCCATCAAAAACAGATCCCTCTTCAGTAAATTTTGAAATAATTGACATAATTTTTAAATTTTAAAGTTATTGATTTTATTATAAATATTAATACTAAGGGGAAATCTCATAAGTATTCATTGATACTGCAGTACCCATTTTTTCTGCATCCATAGTAACTGTACCTTGTGTTGAAGCTATTCTTCTTAATAAAGAATTTGTTTGTGCTTGCAATTCTTCTAACTTTTTCATTGCCACAGAATTTCCACCACCACTTGTTGCCGCTGCCATAGCAGCTGATGCTCCAGGAGCTGCAACAATATCATCATTATTAGAAAGTTCAAATAAACCTCCTTCTTTAGTAGAAATTTGTGTTTTACCATCAGCTGGGGAGTTAATATCTCCTGCTTTTGAAACAGCTGCGTAAGCTATAGCCCCAACTGTTGCTGCAGCTGCTAAACCAATAAGTGCACCTACAGGGTTTGCTAAAGCATAGGCAACTGCTTGTGCAGCTAGTTGTACTAATTTACTTTTACCTAATAATAAACTTTTAATTTCTTCTTTATTACCCGCCGCTTTTGCTATTTTTTGGGCTAATAAAAGGGTATTAATAACACCATAACCAACAACAGCAGCTGCTATAAGTTCTTTATTTTCAGCTGCCTTTACTACTAAACCAGTCATAAGTTCCATTACGGGCATTAAGCTTTTACCCATTTCCATAAAGGATTCGTTCATTTTTTCGGCAGCTAAAGCTGCTTTATCTTGTTCAGCTGCTTGATCAAATAAGTTTTGAAGTGTGCCATCTTCCATTTCTTTTTGGGCCTGTTTTAGCCCTACTTCTTCAATTCTTCTATCTAATGCTTCTTGAGCTTTTTCTGCTTCATCTCCAGTTAAACCTTGTAATTGTTCTTGGGTAAATAAAGTTTGTGCTAGTTCTTCTCTAGACATTCCAACAGCTTCTGCTAATGCTTGCTGTTGTATTCTATTCATCTCACCAAATTCAGCAGCTGTACCAGCTTGTTCTGCTATTTCTGAGGCGACTGTTGCTAGATCATTATTTAAGGCTGCGGTTCTTGCTTTTTCTAAATTAAGATTTTTACCAAGTAATAATTCAGCTTCCATTTCTTTTTCAATAGAAGATTCAAAATCAAGTAAACTATCAGCTATACTATTAACTTTAGACATTTCCATACCTAATGCTTTTGCTGTAGCAACTGCATTTGCTATTGCCTTTGGGTTTTTACCTAATGATAAAGTTGTAGCTGCTGATACTTTTGAGATATCAGCCATTAATTTCTTTTCATTTAATAATACTCCCCTTTTTAAGGATGCAGATTTAGCTTGAGCTAAAAATTCCCCAGTCATTTTTTCCATATCTTTACCCGTAGCAAAAGATAGTTTACCAATACCCATCATTTCCTCTTGGGTCATTCCTGCTAATTTTTCCATTTTAGAAAAAGTAGCTAAGGTTTTAGAACTTATAGCAGTTGAAGTACCCAATTCAGCATTAATAGCTTTTAAGGCATGTTTTTGTCCCTCATAAGTAACACCAATACTATCAGATTCTTTAGAAGTTTTTAACATTTCTGCAGATAATTTACCTGCTTCTTTAGTACTTATATTTAAACCTTTAGCTATTTCTCCTGCAGATTTATCTGCTTTCATCATACCCTGAAATACTTTTCCCAGAATAGCTATAGGTCCAAAAGCTTTCAATAATTCATTTGCCCCCGCTACTGCTCCTTTAAAACCAACAGATAAAGCCTCTCCCATATTAAGAGAAGCATCTTTTCCATTTTCAAGTTTTTTCTGGAGTAAGTCTGCCCCTATTTTTTTAGAGGCTTCAGCTGCTTTATCAAATCCTTTAGTTATTCCTTTTACACCAGGAATAACCCCAGCTATTTCTGAAAGAGATCCGAATAATTTATTACTACCTAAACTATCAAGTTCTTCAGCAGCTGATACTTGTTCATCTAGTAATTTTTTATTTTCTTTTTGGTTTGTAGCTTGTCCTCTTATAGCCTTTTCAGTTTGCAAAGAAAGAGATATTTGTTCCTGTGCTTTTTTAATGTCTTTATCCGACATTTTAGACATATTGGCTTGAAGTTCTTTTCGAGCCATTAATCTTTTTTTAGTTAAATCATCAGCATTAGCTGTTAATTTACTTATATTTTGTTGGAATTTTATTTGTTTTTCTCTAAGAGCATTTGAATCCATTAAAGCCTTAGATCCATCTTTAGCTAAATCAATTTGTTTTTCAGCTAAATTGTTAGATTCTTTTAAAGCCTTTAAAGTTGATGAACGTAAATCCTTTTCACCTGATAATAGTTTAAGGGAATCACGAATTTCACTATTGATATCTCTTGTATATCTAAGATTTTCTTGAGTTTCGTTTTTTAAATCCCTTGCTGCTTCGGCTTGTTTTTTTATTTCTTTAGAATCTGCCATTTAAGGAGTATTTTATTATAAATATTAAAAAAAGCAACTATTTGTAGCTGCTTTTTCCTTTATATTGTTGGGATGCTTTAGTAAAAGCTGGGGTGTTAATTTTACCATCTTTCCCAATTAAAGTTTCATTTCCTTTTTCTTTTGGTGGAGCAGATGATTTTTTATTAAAATCCCTAATTTCTTTAAATATGTATTTTCTTAACCATATAGGAATATTATATACAGTATTAAAATCATAACCTCCATTACCATGGTAAATTATTTGGTGTAAATGACTAAATAGATTTAATCTAGCTTGTTGTGCATTATTTAGAGTCAGGCCAAAAAAAGTTTAATCCCAGAGGGACTTCTACCTCCTCTCCAGTATCTAAAATAACAGACATATCAACATCAGGTTGGGAAACTTTTAAATGTTCTCTAAAAGATCTAGAATCTCTAGCTAACATATACCCGTCAATAAACTCTCTGATAGATTTAGAATCTTCATTTCCATTAACAGAAGTTATTATATGTTTTAATCTAGTTGTTAGTTCAGGTACATGGTCCTTTTGAATTTTCTTTAATCCTTTTAATTCAGCCTCTATTTTTGCTTCATCATGCCCATTTAATAATTTATAAGTAATTTTAGTACCACTATGAGGTAGAGTATAAGCAAGTTCATTTTTTCCTTCAATTAATATTGAAGAATCAAATGGTTTGTTATCTAATTCAGTTAAATCTACATCTAATGTTTCTCCTTTATATGTAATACTATATTTTTTACCATATCCTAAAATACGAGTTGCAATTAGTACAGCATTTTTGTCACCTATAAGTAAATCTTTTAATTTTATAGATTTATCTATAATAACGGATTCAAGTACTTTATCTAATACTATACCTTTTTGGATATAGGATTGATTAGTTAAAATATCTTCTTCCTTAGCGGTCATATATTTAATTTCTATTTTACCGCTAGATAAGGGGTTGTCTTTAGGATATAATAATCCTCCAGAGGGTAAGTCTACTTCTTCAGTTGGGAATTTAAATTCAGCCATAATCTTTATTTAATTAAAACGTTTTTATCGTTAATACATATTAATATAAAAAAAAGCTTGACCGAAGCCAAGCTATTCTTAAAAATATTTGTTTTGTTTTTTAGAAATTTAATACACAATAATCTGGTTGTACAGTGAAAGTTAGTTCTTGTGCGGCATCAGCATCTTCCCATGAATAATCTCCAAATGAAGCGTCTGTAATCATTGCTCCCTTAATTACCCATTCAGAAACTACATCACCTACAGGACCTAATACATTAAATGTAAGATCTTTTTTATAGAAATCACTATATCCATCTCTACCTGTTACAGATTCATGGTGTAGTCTTACCCATTCCATAACAGCTTGAGCACCTGATGGTGTAATTGGATCAAATAATGTGAATTGAACGGTATTCCACACTGTTTTACCCTTGACATAACGTTGTACGTTGATGTGGTTGAGTGCTACACTACCTTGCGTTAACGACACAGCTCCTACACCTTTTACCATGTATGATGGAAACCCATCTATATACATAATAAATCTGTTCTTTTGTTTTGGCTCAAAGGCTGTAAAAAATATTTCGTTTGGATCTAATATTGCCATTTTATTTCTTTATTTTATTATAAATATTTATATTTTTAGTTTTTTATCCAGGGAATGTTGCTCCTGTTGGAAGTACATTGAAATCTAGGATAATAAATTCAGCTGTTTTTGTTGGTTGAAGGTAAATTTGACCTACCATTTCATTTCTATCAATAACATCTGGTGTATTATTCGTTTCATCCATTACTACTCTAAAAGCATATAGACCTTGTCTTTGTTGTACTGATTCTAGATATGGGTTTACTGTTGCTAAGAAATTATTTCTTGTTGCAATAGTATTTTGTTCAAATACTAGGTTATCAGATACTTGTACTATATAAGATTTTAATGCTATTAATAATCTACGTACATTTACTCTATCTAAAGCACTTGCTTTTTTCTGTAAAGTTTTTTGTCCAAATACTACAACTCCACTTTGTGGGAAAGTAGCTATTGGATTAATATTTGCTTCGTATAAACTATCTCTGTTTCCAGATGTTAATTTTCTTTCTGCTCTAATTACTTGACCTAATCCACCTCTAGTTAAACCTGCTGGTGCGAACCATGGGTCTGAAGATGCATCTGTAAATGCATATACTCCTGGGATTAATACTGATGCTGGAGACCAAATTGTTCTTCCTGTATCTGGGTCAACTAATTGTAACCACGGCCAATAAGTTGCCGCATATGAGCTATCAAACCCACTTGAAGCTCCTACTACATTTCCAATAGTAGAACCATATCCTCTTAAATCTATAATTGCCAAACAATCTCTACGAGTTTGTGCTGTTGTTACAAGTAAATTAATTTCTGATGAGTGGAATTCTTGAATTAAACCTGGGGCTGCTAATACATTAAATTGATAATCATCACTATTTGATAATAAATTAATAGAAGCTGTATAATCTATAGCGCTAATACCCTGAGTATTATCCAGTCCAATATTTTCGTTAAATAAAGCTTCTGTTTCTCCTGGGAATAATTCTCCAGTAGCACCACTAAATGAACCCGAACCAACTAATGGAATACTTCCTGTAAATTCTATTTTTGCATTTCCTGCATTATCAAAATAACCTGGGGTAGGATAGTTTACTTTAGATACGTAAACATATTTACTTCTGTTAACATATGATCCATTTTCTTGGATATAAAAATCTCCACTATCATCTTGTATATCACCATAATAGCTATTACCTATTACAGTTTCAATATAATTAGTAGCTAATGGATCTAACGATATATTATTAAATGTTTCTAATATTGATTTTTGAGCATTTTCATCATCTCCTCTACGAATAGCTAAACTAAACACTCCTGTGTCAGTATTTGCTGCTGTTATTTCCCATCTAACATTATCTTTAGAACCAGATACTAATCCTCCTCCTGAAAACATTGAACCTGAGTTGTTCATGATCTCTCCTTGAGAAATAGTACTTAATTCAAATGCAGTACCATTTTCTACTGCTTCTGCTGTTAAAGGTGAAAAAGTTGCATCATTTGCACCACCAATTGTAGCTGCTAAAAGTGTAACAACATCACCTAATCTATAATTCGTTCCTGGGTTATTAACAGTTACTGCTGAAAAAGTTGAACTTAAATCTACTTGTTGAATTTGAATAACTAAATCACTACCTACGGTACCAATACCAACACCACTCATGTCTGCCTGAGTCATTGTTAAAGTATCACCCGCTACATAACCACTAGTTCCAACATCAGATATTACTGCTCCAATAATATTAGCTCCATCTGATGTCAATATTACCGTTGCTCCTGTACCATCACCTGATGTTGCTATAGGACCTGTTGTTCCTGCTTGATCCGAAGATACTGAAACACCTGGAAGGGCTAATGAGGCCGCTGGTAAGAAAATGTCTTGTGTAACTACTGTATAGTTTACAGTAAGATTTCCATCACCTCCTCCACTAGTTGCAGCACCTACTACATTTTGAACAGTTGCTGTTGATGGATTGACATTGATTAAAGAAAATAAATTAAATCCTGCTTCTAATCCACCAATCTCTACTCCATTATATACATTTAAAGATTTAGCACTAGTAAAAGAACCAGATGTTACTCTAGTTACTAATAAAGTTGTACCACCTTGTCTAAAGTAATTATTAGCTGCTACTTGGTTTAAATAAGAATATTGTTGTGATCCACTTGTTACGGACCCACCAAATACTGCTAAATATTCGCTATATGAAGTGATTAATGTTGGAACTTCAACAGGACCCTTAATAGAAGGTCCAATTATTGCTGCACCTACTGTTACTGGGCCTTGAGTAATTTGAGATGTATCGTTTTCTCTTGCTAGTACTCCTGGAGATATTAATGTTTCTGCCATTGTCTTATATTATATTTAATATTATTTTATTATAAATATTAGAAGTTATTTCAAAAATTTATTCTGGTTTTGTAAATTCTCCAGTTTCTAAATCAATATTTCCATCTCCATATTTTTCTTGAAGTTCTTTACCTAACTTTAATTGTTTGTCCTGAACTATTTTAATTGAAGAATATATTGAAACTTTTTGTGCTTCTACTTGTCCTAAAGAAAATACTAATTCATTTCCTTCAGTTTGTAATTCTTTTAATTGTTGTAACTCTTTTTCTGATAACTTAATTTTAATCATTATTTAATTATTTAATTATTATAATTATAAATATGATTAATTCTATTAAAATTATCTAATTCTGCCATCGCTATTAGGATTTTGAATATTATCAGGATTATTTACATTATCTATATTAGATACAGTTTCTGATGTTATGCTAACTTTAGCTTTGGTATTATATTTTTTAATCGAATTTAAATCTTTTTGTATAGTATCAGGTATTATGTAACCCCTTAAGCTTAAACCAAAAGTTCCTTTTACTAATCTATCCTTTCCTGCTGTTAATTCAGTTGCTGTTGTAAAGCTATCTACCCTAGCTCTAAATTTAAATCTTTCTGGATTTCCCCAATATGAATCTGATGCGTATTCTACAGCTTCAATTACTTTATTTAACTGTTCCATATAATACGTTTGTATTATACAACTATATTCTAGGGTAACAAAATCAGGAACAGCAATAGCTTGAAATTGTTCTACAGGTTTTCTATTATTTAATAAATTAAAATTTGAGTATGCGTTTTTTGAATTAAATCCTTTTCCAATGCTTCCATACAAATTAGGCATATTAGAATCTAATTTATTATATGTTGTTCTATCTTTAGTAATTGTGTCTCTTTTAATTACTAGTATAGGTAACATTACTGCTCCAGAATCATCTCTATAATAACCATCTCTTTGAAAAGATTTCCATCTTTCAGGACTACCATATATTACAGGAACTGTTCTTCTTTCACCATTTTGATATACAAAGGGTTTAATAACATTATTAAAATAAAAAAATACTGCTTCATCTAAATCTTGTATACCAATTGAAAATTGTTTATCTGTATCCCCTTTTGCACTCATTTTAGTTGATCTATTAAAATCAATACCAGTTTGAGATTGGTTAGGGTTAGCAGGACTATTAGGATTTCCCCTATGCTTATCAAAAGCAACTTGTTTAGAAATACTAATTTCTTTTTGTGATTTTGGGTATGGTTTAAAATTTGGCATTTAGAATCTTTCTTTATATGGAGATATTGATAATTTATCTCTTGGTATGTAATAAGTTTCAAGTATTATGGATAAATTAGTACCAAAATCTTCTAATCCTGGATTTAATGGGTTTGGTGTACCATTAGAATCGTTATTAGGATAATCTGGGTTTTTACCTACAAAATATTGATTTGAAATCGTTTGCTGTACTCCATAGTAATCATTTTGATACAAAATAACATCACCAACTTCAGGAACTACATTAGCATCTACTAAATCATCTCTTAAAAATGAAAATCTAATATTTCTTTGATACTCTATACCAATACTATCTTCGGGATAAAGTTGTGGTTGTCTTAATAATAGGACATTAAATAAGAATGGACCATCATAAAATTTCTCACCAGCAGCTTCACCATATAAGTTAACTAGTGTTTCTTCTAATTTATACTTATAAATAGCTGCTTGTTGAGTTATAATATTACCCATTAATTCACGATTAAGATGTCGTACTAAACTAACATCTCGTTGTCGTCCAAACATTGCCATATTAACCTATATATATTGTGTACGGTACTTGTTTTAGTTCCGTTTGTTTAAATTCTGCTTCTTGTGCTCTTCTTTCTAATAATGCTTTACGAGAGGTTTCATCTAAATAAGACCTTAATCTTTCTATTAAAGATGTTTTTTCTGCGGTTGCCGATGCTATTAAATCAGATTGATTTAAAGTAACTTGAGAATCTGGGATTGGGATTGATCCATATTTACCTCTTACATACCCTAACATTTCTTTTGAAAGTGCTAGTGAGTATTCAAAAATCCATTGACGACCTACACTATTAATCCTTGTATATTCTGGGTTAGTATATGGAGTATTGGATACATTAGTTACTCTAGTTTTCATCCCTGTTTGAATTGATGCGTCAATCCTATCTTGTCTCTTTATATATTCAAACCATATTTTTCCACTACCTGTTGTTGGAATAGGGAAAATTTTTAGTTGATTATCTTGTATTTGAAAACTATAATTAGATCTACGAACAGTATCACTCATTTCTATTTGTTGGATAATTTGTAAATCATAATTTAAGGGCATCATTAAAAAATTAATAGCAGGACTCATTCCTCCAAAACCAAAACTATCAAACATATTCATAGTACCCATTCCTGTCCCTACATAAGGATCATAAAACTTTTGTGATGCAGGGGGAGATTCATAAAATACTTTTTTAATTTCAATACCAAATATCCCACCACCAAATGTACTTAAATCATAAGATTGTTGGTTAGCTACCATGTCTACTGATCCGCTATAGTATTTTATATTTCCTCCAGTTCCAGCTTCAGCACCATACATTTCTGTTAATCTAACAATAGGTTCAAAATTAGGTGAAATTAACTCATTATTTAAGGGTGATGTGGAACTTGCACCTTCTAAAGATAATTGATTATCCCTAATTGTATAAGCATAAACTTCATTACCATATGTTGTTACTGCTTCTTCAAAAGCGGCATAAAAACTTATATCTTGTAGCTCTACATCAACTAGAGGATAACCTAATCTTCTAGTAATAAACATAGCTACTTTATCAGCATCATATCTAAACTCTTCATCGTAATCATAAAACCCAAAAGGTGTATCACCTATATCGAATGAACTGGATCCTGCCCAGATTGGTATATTTGCCATAGTTTAATTTATTATATTGCTGTTCCTCTTTTGGATGCTATTAAATATTCTACTTTAACCATTCCAGAAGTATCTTCATTTTCACATTCTACTTTTTGAATAGGATTAAAACTTCCAGAAATATTTGAATATCTATCATTATTAATATAAAATGATCTTCCAGGAGCAATTGAGAAATTAGCTTCAGTACTCGGTCCAGTAATTGTTAAACATATATTTGCAGCTCCTAGATTAGTAATTCTTCCATAATCTAATTCAAAGCCACTGAGTGTTCCAGCATTAATTGATCCTAGTTCAAATAAAGAAGTTCGTCGACTTCCTGTTATATATAATTGTCTTTTATCATAATCGGCAATTATAACCTCATTTTCTGTTTCATAAACTACTTCAGGGCTTTCTAAGCCTGTAATTCTTTCTCTTATAAAAAGGTTTAATTTTCCTGTTTGGGCCATAATATATTTTATTTATAAATATTAGATTATTTTTTATTATTATAAATATAGGAACCTGATGTTGTAATTGATATACCTTTATCAATTGCTTCTTGATAATATTCTAATAAGTCTTCAACTATTTCATTTCTATGATTTGTACTTAAAGTAATTGCTTCTAAATTTTTAATTTTTCTAGCAGCTGTATATAAAAACTTAAAACCAGAATCTGATTTTTTCTTTAAATCTGTCTGTTGAGCATCCCCACATACCATCATTTTGCTTCTTAACCCCAAACGTGAAGTAATCATTTCCATTTGTTGGTGAGTTACATTTTGTGCTTCATCTACTATTATCATAGAATCTAAAAAGGTTCTACCTCTCATAAATGATACAGGTACTATTTCTATTTTGCCATCTTCAATAAGTTTTTCGACTTTAGTTTTATCATATAATTGAAAAAAATTTTGATATATTGGTTGAACCCAGGGATCCATTTTTTCTCTTAAATCACCAGGTAAAAATCCTATTTCTTCTTTTGATACTGTAGGTCTGGTTATTATAATTTTGTCATATTGTCTTCGTAATAAACCATCTAGGGCTACATTACATGCTAAAAGTGTTTTTCCACTTCCAGCACTACCACCTAAAAGGGTAATAGTGTTTTCAAGTATAACTGCTTTTGCTTCTTTTTGTTCGTCATTAAGTTGGAGTTTGAACTTAATTGGGTTTTTAGGAATTCTCTTCGGACGATAAACGTCGTCAGTATGGTGTTTACTTGCCATAAATTCTTGGAATTAAAGGTTAGGTTATCAGTGAATGCAACCATAGTAAATACGTTAAAAGACAGTAAATTATTGATATAGCTATATAATGAGATAAATATAGTTTGTGTATAACGCATTTTATTATACATATGAAAAAGATAAAAAAACCCGGCATAAAGCCGGGTTAATTTATTAAGTAAGATTTAATCTCTTATTATAGAGAATTTAAACCATCAACTTGAATTTTACCATAGAATTCTGGACGTACCATTTTCTTAGCATAACGAGTTAATAGACCCTTTCTTGGTGTGAAAGTTTCTGGATCGTATACTAATGGAGTCATAATTAATGGAATGTATGGAGCAAATACAGCACCAGCTTCTAAGAATTGAGATCCTCTAAATCCTAATAGGATTTGATTTTCTTTCATATAAGGATTCTTATAAACTTTCTGACGGCTATTAATTGCACCTACTTTCTGTACACCAAATGCGTAAGAAGCTTTAGAAACATCACCATCTGAATCAGCAGCAAATCCTGGAATAGATTCTAGGATAGTACCCACTGAAGGAGAACATACTAGGAAGTTTGCACCACCTCTTAATGTTTTCTGGTGAATAATGTTACTTAGTTTTTGGATTTTAGTTCCTAATGTTTGGAACCATTGTCCTTGACTGTTGTAGAAGTTTAAATCTGATTGTACTTCTCCAGCGAATGATCTGTTATTTACAGCAGACCATACTTCAGTTCCAGCAGCAGCACTTTCCATTAACATATCTAATATCTCTAAGTCAATTTCTAATGAAATGTACTCACTTAAGATAGATGTTAATTCAGCTTCAGCATCTAAAGCGTGGTAAGCATTTAAATCTTGTGCGAACTCAGGAGTCCATACAGCTTTTAGCTTACGTGTTTTAGCTACGATAGCAGATGATTGCATCTGTACATTAATTTCAGGAATTGAAATTGGAGAGTTATTACCATTTAGGTTATCATTCCCATCTTCAAAATCACCTCTAAATTGATCAGTTGGTTGTAATTGGTATGATGCAGTAAATACAGAAGCACCTGCAGCTCCAAATTTTGAACCTGATATGATGAAACTAATATTTGTACCATCATAAGAAGTAAATTGTGATTCTTGAAGATTACCTACTGATGCAGCAGATGCAGATTGGAATTGGAATCCTCTTACACCTCTAAAATCAGCAAAATCTAATTGTGAAGCCGCAATATTTACTTTGTTCCATTCACCATTTGCCATTGATGCAGAATAGTCTGAATTGTAATCTAAATCTGCATAAGTAGCAACAGATGTAGAAGCTACTACTACGTGTGATGATGTGTTGTTTATAGAGTAAGTAAATCTACCTGGTCCATAAGCACCACCTGTACTTGTATTACCAAATGGATCTTCATCAGCTGTTCTAGCACCATATAAAGAATTTCCAGATGTATATGGATCTTTGTCAGTTCCATATTGGAAATCTAAATAAAATACAAGACCTGAAGGTAAGTTCATTGGTTGTACTGATACGAATTCTTGAGCGGCAATCTGTCCGAATACTTTACGTACTAACGGAAGAGCTACACCAGCCCATTGCTCACCTACACCAGCGGTAAAATTACCTTCTGATGCAGCACCTCCACCTGTTTGTGAAGATTCTACTACAAGTTGTTTAGCTTGGTTTTCAAGTATCATCCCCATGTTGTTTTTGGATGCACCGTTTAAACCTTCTAAAAGACCTGTTTTTTCCCATTTGCTAGATAATCTAGCTGCGTCACCCTGTACTGAGTGGTATGGGTTTGCACTTTCTAATAAAGTTTGTAAACTCATGATTTTTAGTTTTTTTTTTAATATTTTTTTTAACTTTTAATAATTCCAGCTAATTTTTGCATACGTGCAAAAGCATCGTTTTCAACAATTGGCTGTTTAGCTGTTGGAGCAATTCCAATAGCTTTTGAAGCTCTACCTTTTACTTCATTAATTGATGGTTTTGTCATTTTAGATGACATTCCTTCATTTAATGTTTCAAAAATAACTTTAGCTTCTTTTACTGAAGATGCTTTGTCAAATGCTTTAAGCACTTTAACCTTTTTATCTTCATTTAAATTTTTGGATTTAAAGATTTTGTTAGTGTAAAGTAATTTAGCGTTTAAAAGATTTACTTCTTGTAATTCAACTTTAAGAGCTTCGATTTCATCTAATGCTTCTTTAAATCTCATTTTTTCAGTTTCTTTTTCAGTTTTAGAATCGTCTTTGTCTCCATCCTCGTTTCCAACACCTTTTTCACCTTTTACTTTTTCATCTAATTCTTCTTTTTTCTCATTAATAGAATAAGCTGCTGTTGATTGTCCAACCTTTTTAGGATCTAATTCTTTTTTACTAGCTCCTCTTGTAGGGTTATTTTTATCATTCCAACTTACTTCATCCATTTCCATGATTTCTTCTTCATCTTCCACTTCGATATCAACTTCTACTTCTGACTCTTCGTCGTCCATATCCATTTCTTCTCCAGCTTCTAATTCACCAGCTTCTACCATGTCTTTAATGACGTCTTCAATGAATCCTTTTAAGTCATCTTCTGACATATCTTCAAGGTCAATTTCCTCGTCGTCCATGTCTTCCATGTCTTCTTTTTCGTCTTTTTCTCCGTCCAAGTAGCCTTCTTCTTCAGCATCCGTACGTTCGTCCTCTTTCAAGTCCTCTTTTTCGTCCTTCATACCGTCCTTGTAGCCTTCTTCTTCAGCGTCTGTACGAGCATCTTCTTCAAGATCTAACTCAGCGAGTAATTCGTCAAGATTAATCTCGTCAAGCTCTTCTTTAGCTTCATCCATCTCTTCTTTTTCTTCTTTCATCTCGTCTTTAGAATCCATTTCTTCGTTAACGTCGTCTTCTTCATACTTATCGTATCCTTCGTCAACGTCTTCTTTGTCCATTTCTTCTAATTTCGCAGATAACATAGATTTAAGATGAGGTGTAAAAGCCTCTTCAAGAGCAAGTTTAGCGTTTGCTATAGCAGTTTCTTTTACAGCTTTAGCATCAGCAATTGCTTCTTTCAGCAAGTCTCTGTTGTTTAACATAATCGCAAAATTTAAATTTGTGAAATACGGTTATTAGGAACCGTAATAGGGATTTATTTTATTTGACACCATATAAGAGATGGTGTATTATGATCATACATATATGAAAATATCTTAAGATACAAAAAGCACTCAGATGAGTGCTCTATGTTTTAAGTCCGTCAGTAGCGTCCGATGAATTTTTTTATGTTAGAGGACATGAACCTTTAGAACAAAGAATTTCATGTATTACTTTATTTACATTTGTATAATCGTGTACAACATTTTGTTTTCCTTCATTTAAGGTATGCATATATGAGCCTGGGTTAGAGGGTGTTGAAACAAAATCCCAACATAATAATTCAAAATCATCTTGTACTTCCATTACTCCACCTCTTTCTTCTAAAGAACCCATACCACGAGATGAAACACCGACTGTTACTCCCGCTTTAACTAGTTCTTTAAGAATATTTCCTGATGGGGTAGGTAAAATTTCTATCTTACCCATTACATTATCTCCATCCCACCAATATTCTGATATTAAATGTGATACATTTTGTAAATTAATTACAGAGGATTCTGGGTGGTCAAGTTCGCCCATTGAGCGTCTTTCTTTAATTATTTCACCATATTTTTCCATTTCCCTATTCCATAGGTCTTTAGAATAATATCTACCATTACCATTTTTTACTTCAGCTGTAGCTAAAACACCTTCAACCATTAAATTACCCGTCTCCTTACTAACATTTTCTGTTAACTGGAGAGGGTTAATTTTAAAGGTATTTGTTTCTATTAAAAGAGATTTACTCATTTTAAATATTATCTTTTATATATTTAATAGTATTTCCATAATCTACAACTTCTGGTGAAGAGTATCTATCATGATCAGGAAAGGGAATAGTACCATCTGGTGTTATTTTAGAAACACCTGGGTCAGTCACTACCTGAACTGAGAATTTATCTTTGCCTGCTAATTTTTGACCATCAACTCTTTCAGCTTTCATTCTTACAACAAATCTACCTTGATTGTCTGTTGTATCCTGTCCACCATCTCTTCCATCAAAAGCTTCAAAACCTGTAAACTTGATAGGAATTTTTTCCTCATCTCTATAGCTTACAACCATATCATTTGCACCAATTTCATTAATAGATTCTACTTCATTAATAGCATCCATTTCGTCTACCATTTCTTTTTTAGCATATTTTTTACCGCAAGATTTTTCGTAGATTTTTTCCATCTTAGCTTTTCTTTTTTCTAAAAGCTTGATTTCTTTTTGCATTTGCTTCATTTTAGTCTTATCAACTAATTCTTTAAGATTATCATCTTCATTAATTGAACTAACTCTATCTACTTTTTCCTGGATATATTCATGTAAATAGTCTAGTTGCGCTTCTAATTTTACAGCTTCTGCTTCTTTTCCAATTTCAGCTAATTTACTATCAATTGATTCTTTTTTCACTTTTTTAGCTTTTTTATCTTTAAGAGCTTTTTCCATTGACTCTTCTCTATCACCATCCTTATCTACATCTGGGTAATCAGGTCTTGCTTCCTCATCCATACCTGCTTTTGCTTGTGAAGCTTGTATCGCTAATTCAGCAGCATCTATACTTGATTCTCCCATTAAAGATTCTTTTACTACTTTTTTTAATTTATCTGAATATCCACTAGCAGCGTGTTTACCACTAACTTCTTCTAATTCTGTTTCTTGGTATCCTAAACCTTCAACTCCAAAAGCAGCATTTTTAATATAAAATAAAGGATCTTTAGCTAAATTTTTAGCTACTACTTTTCTTGCCTTTGCTATAGCTTCTCCAATATTAGCATCTGATACAGTTTCTCTAACTTTGTTCATTTCAAAATAAACTCCCTTAGAAAATTCTTCAGCATTTAAGTTATCTATATTATTTAAATCAGCATAATCAAAAGCATGTGAATCTACTTCTTCAACGTGTTTAGATACTTTTTTTTCTTCTACTTTAACATCTTCATCTTCTTTAGCTTTTTTAGTTTCTTCAGCTAAATATTCAGCATACTTAATTTCATAATTTGTTTTGGGAGATGATTCAATTGTAGTAATAGGTTTAAGATCTACATATCCTAAATTTTCATTTAGTAAATCTTTAAATAATTTTTCTGCTTTTTTCATAATTGTATTATTGTAATAATGTTTCTATATCGTTAAAATAATCGTTAATCATGTCTGTACCAATAACGACAGAAAAACTTTTAGGATTATCCCTATAATATTTTATTGTTTCTATTTTAGCTAGTTTAATAGATTTTTTAATATCTTCAAACCTAGCTTCTAATTTATCAAAAGCTTCTATACGTTCCTCATGGAATTTAGATGCTTTATTTTTTTGTTCTATTAATGTATGCTTATACATATTAAACATTTTTTACTTCCAAACCACTACCCTTTTGAACATAATTTCCTTTTTTATCTTTGGGTACTAACTTATATTTAAACTGTTTTACGTAGGCATTATCTTTAACTCCATCTTCTGTTGCCCTAGGTCCTGGGCCTAAATCTGCCCCATCACCTAATTTACCTTCTTTAGCTAAAGTATATCCTAATTCAGTATATGCTTCATCATTGGCTTTAGCTCCTTTTTTTCTAAATGCATATGGTGTTAAATAAGCTCCAGCCCCACCAGAAGTAGACATTTCATCTATATCTGCTTCATTAACTCCCCTAGATTTTTTATATTCTTCAGGATAGTTATTTCTTGTGTGTGTACGTATAACATTTCTAAGTTTTCTAGCTTGTTCATATATTTCTAAAAATACTTTATCATTTTTAACTTTAGTATAAACTCCTTTAGCTGTTTGAACTAAATCATCAGCTCCATCAAGTAATTTATCTATATTAGGTATTTGTAAAATATCCCAAGTTATAGCTCCTGTCACATCATCAATATCAGTAACAGTAGATTTAATACCGTTATCGACTTTTACATCACCTACTTCGAATTCCTTAAGTTTATATTTGTACGCCATTAGACACTTTAATTTCTTTAACTAATTCATAATATTGTAATAAATCTACTAGATTATCATTAGTAATTTTAGAAGATTTATCCAATTCAACTAAGTATTTAGATATTTCATTAATTTTAATTTGTATAGCTTTATCTTTAATTTTTTTAGATTCTTTAACTAGAATACTTTTTAATTCGTTTATTTTAGAATTATAAAAATTTCTTAGACCTGGTGTAGAGTCTACTGAGTTAATGAATTCCTTAAGTATTTGTTTTTGTTCAGAAGATAAGACATCGTATTTATTATTAAATTTTTCTAAAAGTACTTTATATGTAAGAATTCTTACATCTTTACCATAAGTTTGAAATTCTTTTAAAATATCGTCTTTAACTTCTTGTTTATTAACTTCTTGTTTAGTTAAATGTTCTAATAAGGTTACTTTATTTTCAATTAATTGATTAGCATCACTAACATTTTCAATATTGCATCCCTCAATTAAGGTATACAAAGAAGCTAATTCTTTATAATTTTTAATTTTAGCACCAAAAAATACATCTAAATTATAATATTTTTTAATTTCATTAATTAAATTATATTTTTGTTTTCTTAGTGAAGTACGATTAAATTTTTGAGAAGATTCTAAAATAGTAGTAATTACCATATTTGCTCTTCCTTCATTTAAAACTTTAGATTTTAAGATTGTTTCATATAATTTGTACTCACGACCTAATGTAGTTTTTACAAAAAATTCTTTTAGTATGTTTATAGCAGGTGAATCACCACCTTTTAAGGTATCTGCCGTAATTTGGCGTACTAACAGTTCAAATAATATTCCCGTATTTTTGTACTTAGAGTGTTTTATTTTCATCAAAAAATATATTTATTTATAAATATTGAAAAATATTTACTTCTTTAATTGTTTTTCATCTAATAATGAAGTATCATCTTTGTCTTGTTCAAAAATTAACATTTTTTTATTTAACTTTTTAAACATATCTGCATTTTTTAAATAAGATATTTGAGCATTTTCTAATGCTAAACCAGATTTATTAGAATCTGTTCTACTATCTTTTGAATCATTTTTATCAGTATCTTTCATACGTTTAGTTCCTAATGGATCTTTACCAAAGTTACTAGCTTGTTTTCCATGGTTAGAAATACCATCTTTAGGGCGACCTAATTTAGTATCTGGGTCAATATCATAACCGTCAGGTACATTTCCTGGGTCAGAATACATTCTGCCCTTACCATATAATGAAGCTAAATCATGAGGTGTACCATATGATTTACCTGTTTCAACTGGGTCATTACCTTCTGCTACAATTTGAGCATTTCTAAATTTACGTTTAGAATCCTGGCGTATTAAGTCTCTATATTCATCATATTGATCTTCTGATAGATGGAATATATTATCATATATCCAATCACTAGGTAATAAATTATTTTCCAATAAAGATTGGGCTAATTCAGTTTTAGACTTCATTAACTCAATTTTTTCTTGTTCAAAAATAATTGAAGGAGTTTGCATTGATAATTCAAAATTAGTCAATGCTTCGTCTCTATAACCTTGAGCATATAAATGGACAAGTGCAATCTTATTAAGTTCAGAAACTAATATTCTTTGTATTCTTTCAATTGTACGTGCAAATCTAATATCTTCAGCCGCTAGTGTAGCTTTACCTTCTATATTTTCATCATACCCTAAAAATGCTTTAGGTATTTTAAGTGCTGCAAATAATTTATCTCTTAAATATTCAACATCCTGAATTCCATCATAGTCTAAACCTTTTGTAGTTTCAATTTTTGTTGTTTGATCATTTCCACGAATTGGGATATAAAAATCCTCCATCATGTTTTGCATATTATATTTTAAATTATACTCACCTGTTTTTTGATCTACATATGGGGTACGTTTCATATTTGAAATAGTTTTTTGCATAAATGCATCTATTTCATTTGGAGGTATACCACCAACATTCATATAAAAAATACGTTTTTCAGGAGCACGAGCAATTCTATGGATTAACATTGCATCTTCCATTAATGTATATTGTTTAAATAATTTCCTAGCTGGTTCTATATAAGAACGACCATAAGGTAAATAATTAACATCACCAATTAATCTAAAGTGAGCCATTTCATAGTTATCAAAGTATATTCCTGGAGAATTATCTGCACCAGCTCCAGGTACATTATACATTCCAGAATTAGAATTAACTAAACCATCTGGAGAATATCTATAACGTATTTCAGCTGGGTTTGTTTGGTTAAAATTTTCTTGTCTTTCAATATGATATGCAGTATAAGGTATTACATTGTAAACACCAAATTTTTCTGATATTTCCAGTTTTAAAAAGAAGTCACCATATTTAGACATTTGTCTAACCCAAGACCATAAATTAAATTCTATATTTAGTACATCATAAAATAAATTATAAAGTATTTTTTGAATATCTTCATTTGAAGAACGAATAGATAATACTTCGCCCATATCATTTTTAAGAGTTGATTCATCAGCTATAATATCTAAAGCTGAAGCTATAATAGCATCAGTATCCATTACATCATATTCTGAATATAATTGTGGTCTTAAATATTGATAATTAAATTGAAATTGTGCCCCATATAATGAAGAAGGACTGGTAGTAAATATTCTATTATATCTATCTACTAAAGAATTTGTTTGTAAACCTCCATTTTGTTGTATAGTACTACTATCAATTACTTTTATTTGGTTACCACCCGTATTACGGATAATTACATCTGTTGAAAATAATCTTCTTAGTCTACTAAATAAGCCTGTATCTGCCATTGTGTATAGTTATTGTTATAAATATTAATTATAGAAGCCAACTTATGTCTTCTTTCCCTCCATCTGTATCTATATGGTAAGGATTATCATTGCCACTAGCAAAATATCCTCCTTGATATGTTGTTCTATTTACTTTTATATTATTTAATGTTTTTCTAGTTATATCTAAACCTCGTTGTCTTAATTTTAGTGCTGTATCTCTAATGTACATAGCTATGCCAAAAGCCATAACCAGATCATCATTATATCCTGTTTGCGCTTCTGCTCTACCATTTTTCCAAATAAACACTTTCATTTCTTCTACTAATCTTTTTGATTGTATAGTTACTCCTTTATCTGCTATGTATTCTTGAAATTTACCTATTACCATAGGTCGCGTTCTAGATGACATAGTAAAACCAGCTACCATTTTGGAGTGGTCTTGATATCTATCAAAATACGAATTAGCATTGGAGGAGTCACTCTTTTGTGAATAGTAAAGATTTGGATATGCTCTATCAACAGCTACTTGTATTGTAGCCCAACCAATGTTTGCATTTTCTATAATAAGCATTGCCTCATTATATTCAGTAGCTAAACCTACTAGTAAATGGCCAAATTCTTTAGTACCTAATTGCCCTTTATATTCAGCTACTTGTACATTATTCTCTACATCCATAACATGACAAGTAGAAAAATCTTTTCCATCTCCACGGGCAACATCTGCTACTACCATATAGTCCCTACTATAATCTGGAGATTCCCATACCCATAAGTTTTGGTCTGCACCTCTTCTTTCCATAGGTTCTTTAATATGAGACTTTTCATAAAATTCTAAATACTCATTATAAAATACTATATCACCTGAAGTGCTAAAATCACAATCACATTCTTGTGCTGCTAATCTAGGGTCACCTAATAAAACATCTTGTGCCTCCCTCCAGGTTTGATCTCTTTCTGGGTGTACATACCAAGGCAATTTGATAGGGAGAAAATCATTTTCACCAGCTTCAGCTTTAACCCAAGTTTGATGAAACCAATTACCTGTACCATAAGGTGTAGATAATACTATAGCTCCACCACCTGTTGCTAATGTTTGTTGTGCAGAAGCCCATGTCTCAGCAATATTATCAATAAAAGCTGCCTCATCAATAATTAATAAAGATACTGCTTCTGAACGTGCTGCATCAGCATTAGAGGATTTAGCTTGTATTTTTGAACCATTAACTAATCTTAGGGATAATTTATTATTTTCAGCAGAATCAACTTTAAGCCATGAAGGTAAATTTTCCCACATGAATTGTACTTTTGTTACTAAATTTCTTGCTGTTGCTTGTGTAGTTGCTAATGCTAATACATTTCGATCCTTATGGAAAGTCATTAACCATAAAGAATAACCTGCTGCTAATGTTGATATACCTAGTTGCCTAGATTTTAATATAGCACTATAATCATTTTCTTGGAATAACGTTAATACTTTTTCTTGAAAAGGGTATAAATTAAACTGTATACGACCACGTTGGGGGTGTTGTATATAACAGTATTTACGCATAAAATGTACTGGATTTTTAGCACATTTTAAATACTCCTGGCGTATTACTTTTTTTAAATCAGACATATTACTTTAATAAGAATATAGTAATTCCCACTGCTACTATACCTGCTCCTGCAGTTAATTTATTTTTAAATTTTTGTTTTTTTAAATCAAATTGTAATTTTTTTGATAGCTCTTGGGATAAAACTAATTGGTCTGTTTTGGTAAGAAGGATAGAATTAAAATTATATATTTTATTATTTAAATTAAAAATAATACTATCTTTTAAAACTATTTTTTGTTCAAAAAGTTTTATTTTTTCTGTAACTAAATTTAATTCTTCTTTAGCACCATCACCCGTAATTAAATCTTTAATTACTAGTTTTGCTATTGGCTTTTTTAATTGAATCGAAGTACTGTCTGTAACGTTCTGTGAAAAACCGTTCAAGCTCATCATCATTAAAATTATCAACAGCGTCCACTTTAGTACTAATTTCATACCTTAAATTGTTTATTTTATTATCTTTAAGACCAAGTTCCTGGTCTAGTTTACCAATTTGTTGGTTTAGTGTGTCGATTTTAAAAGTCAACTCGTCATTTTCACTGTGTAACGAATCGACTTTTTGTTCTAATGCTTTTATTTTAGCATTATACTCATCTACATAATTTTCTCTCTTTTGAAAAAAAGCTAAAACTAATATACAAGCTCCTACTACAACCAGCAGATTAAGATTTTTTCCTAACCATGTTTTTTTAAATTCCATTTTATTTATCTATAATAGCTTCTAATTCTTTCTTAAGTTTTGTTTTTTTCTTAAGATCAGCTACTAATTTTTCTTTTTCTTCACCTTCGGCTTTAGAATATTTCTTAGCTAATGACTTCATTTCACGAGTTAATAAAGCTAATTCTTCTTTTGCTTTGGCTAAACCTTTTGTTTTTTTAAGATCCGCTTTAGATGGTTCTTTATCTTCATTTTCGTCTATTTTACCACCTGATCTTTTATTATCTTCATCGAAAATAGCAGTTTCTAAATCATTAATTCCTTTATTAAATGCTCCTATTTTATCCTCTATACCTAATTCCTTAGCTTTTTTTCTATAAAAATCAGCAGCATCACTAAGCATTTTTTGGTGTTTTTTTAATTCAGCAAAATTACCACCTTTATCTTCATTCATTGCACCTCTTTTAACAATAGCATCATATGCTTTACCAACATCACCTTTATACAATTGGTCTACTATTTTTTTACCTAATTTTTCTAACTGACTATCGTCTAAAGAATGTTTTTTACCGAATCCGTCTAAATAAGACATACCAATGTCTAAATAATCATAAAAGAAGTCTTCACCTTTAGGTGTTGCATCTTCTTCTATACCCGCTTCTTTTTTAGCTTTAGCTAGATCATCCATTGCCTTAGTTAACTCTTCTGTATCTTTTGTATTCTGTTGAGTCTCTTTATCTTCTAATAAAGTTGATATTATATTTTCTTTAACGTATTTTTTTAATTCAGTCTTTTTCATTACAAAAATATTTTATTATAAATATGTTAAAGGTTAGTAACATTTAATATTTGTTGAATACGTTCCTCTGTAGATCCAGATATCTTTTCTATTTTACCTGCTTTATGGCCATGCCTTTTAATAAGAGTTGTAATAGTAAAATCAATTAAATCTCTATAATGTTCATCTGTCTCACGAATACCATTATCTTCAATTTCTAACCCATAAGGGGATATGTAAAATATATAATCATATTCTCGGATAAATTCACTGGCATATGTTTCAAACGCTTCTTTATCTTGATATAATATTGACTTAGCATTCATTGTAAATGCCATTACATCAAGTATAGTTCTATCTGTAATAATATTATCATGCATTAATTCACCACAACGTTCAGCTAAAAATATAGTTTGACCCTTTAATGTTGAATCAGTATTTAATGGAATACCCAATGACATTAAATGTTGACTACGTTCTGTTGCAAAATTATAATCTTTAAATTGCTCTAATTCTTTTAAAGCATTTACTAATGTAGTTTTACCTACACTCATTGTACCACATAAACCTATTTTCATATCTTAATTTCTATAATCGGATAATAAATTTTTCATTGATTGATTTTTATAAAAAGGAATACCTTCTCTTTGACGTCTCATTTCTTTCCAATCCTCTTTATCTTTTTGAAACCCATACAGGTAATATTCTGCCTTTTTTTCATTACCTTCAGGTATTAAAGCGGGTCCATCCCAATTATGTAATTTACCATCCCATGTGTAAGCAATGGTACCATCTGTTTTTTCTAATTTTCTTGATTTTTGATATGTTTGTTCTGTTTCTATTCCCCTAATATTATTTTTTTTTGTTTTTAATATACGAAAAATATTTTAATTTT